ATAGCTTCTTGTAACGCATGACGTAGCTGTTTAAAGTTATCATTTATTTCGCCAGCTTTTAATGATGAGCCAGCTGTAAATGTAGCTTTAGGGTTGTCAACGTTTGTTTGTCTAAATATACGAACAGGTGTAGTACCTGTAGGTATATTGCCAGTGGTAAATCTAACTGTACCACCAGATGTAGCATTATAATTTTCGACGGTATAGTGGGTGGTGAGAGTTTTGACTACATTATCAACCTCTACTTTTACCTCGCTTGTTGTAAATGACGGAAAGGTGAAACTAAAATCAGCACTATTAGTGCCTGTTCCCTGACTTCCCGTATACGAGTTTTGTTGGTTTGCCATTTATTTATACATAGTTAATAACGAGGAAGATTCACCTGATTTTTGATTTTGTAATGCTGTCTTCGCTCTTTGCTCGGCTATTAATATAGCAATCTTGTCTATACGCATGATATCATTCCATGCTGCTTTTCGAGCTTTTTTAAATAATCTATCAATAACTTGGTTATGATAGTAGTCTCTAGCATCAAACTCACCACGTCTTCCAGCTCTTATATCACGATACATTAATTGCATAGATGCGATAATCTTAGGATCTTTAGCTAATTTACTTAACTCATATTCAAGATTATATTGTCCTATAGCTTGTTGGAACATTGATCTAATCTCAGGATGGTCAGTTAAATTAGTACCATCAGGTGCATAGTATGTGGACATACGTAAATCGTATCCACTATTAAATAGAAAAGTTCTACCGTCTGATTCTTCTAAATTAATAGAAATAGGACTGATAGCATTAAACGCTCTGGTTAGAAAATCGTGGTCTCTAATCGGTTTACCGTTTAACATATCATATTTAATAGGTAACGAGGTTACTCCGGGGATATTCTCTGATGCTAAGTTTCTGTTACGCCATGACTGGAATACACCTGAGTTTATTTCTCTCATATAAGGAGTAACAACTCGACCTATTTCATTACGTAAACCAGCTAAAGGTACTGTATTATTCATAAGACTAGCTGCAATACGTTCAACCTGACCGGGGCGTCCAGCAGCTAAATCAACGAGTTGTTGAATACCAGCTAAGTATGATTTACTAGATATAGCTTGTGCTATAACTAATGATATTTTTTGTAATTCTCTTTCTGTCCATTCTTCACCCATAAGCATACTAGCATCACCTACATCAGCGATTGTAGATAGTATAAGGTTAAATGGTTCTATAGAGTCATAGCCTACTCTTACTTCTCCTAGCTGTATAGTTCTTGGTATGTACCCTCCGTCTATCCAACCTTGACGTTTTTGTCTATCAGCTGGTCCGTTGCCTGATAATCTACCAGACATCCAAGAGTTGATTCCAAGGAATACTATAGCAGAGCCCATCGCCAATCGGCCTGTTTGTAAAGCACGTGCGTTAGCTAATTCTTCTACAGTATTAATACCATATTTTTTAAGAGGAGCTAAGTTAGCTGGATTTGCAAAAGCTATATCATTAAATTCTTTAACTAAGAAATTAAAACCGGGTGTATGTTTACCTGTTAATGCTAATCCGTTCACACCAGTTCTAGCAAATAGAAAGAATGGTCTTACGTATGGGTTAGCTGTTAACACATCATTTAAACCTTTAGCAAAGCCTGTAAGCTCTTGTGTAAGTGTAACTTCTTTACGTGCAAAGTTAGCAGCTTCATCTACTAAATTACCATTTGCGTCAAATATCTGACTATAAAAATCATCTTGATATGCTCGCATTAATGTTGATGTAATTTTCGGTAGTTCGATACCATTACCTTGCATATCTAAAACTTGACGCATTGCTTTTTCTCTTAGTTTAGCTCTACCAAGTAAAAATGCAAAGGCATCATCAGTTGCTGCCATGATCTTAGTAGAGTAAGTAAAGAAATTATTATTATTTACATTACGTACCATGTTAGTAAAAGCGAATATAGCACGATCAACTTTATCAGCTCGACCACTATCTTCTGCCCATCTACGTACCAGTTCCCAGTTTGCATCCCCTTTTGTAAATTCAGTATATCTTGTTTTAACTGTTGATAATTCACCACTCCAGTAACCATTTAACTTAGTAAAGAATAAATCAAATGCTTCTGGTATAGATTCCATCATGCCATTCATAGAAGAAAGACTAGCTCTTATTGTAGCTGAATCTCCATCAAACGGGTAACGTATCATTGCTCCCATAAATGTTTGTAATGGTCTTAGGAATGTTGCAGTACCTGTACCTAAAAGTGCCCGCATTGGGGTTTTAGGTCCACTTAATATACTATGGCTTACCATTTCTTGTAAACTACGTATTAATGCACCTGTACGGTCTGGTCCTAGTTCATCAATTTGACCACCTTTTAGTATTTTCCTAGCCCAGTTATCAAAGTCATCTAAATTATTTACATTTTTCATCATAGAGAAAGCTTCAAATAACGCATTTAATAAGTTATCGTCAGGGCTATCTTTAGCTATCTTAAGAATAGACATAACAGACTCTTTAACATCCTCTATTTCAGACTGAACAGCTTGATTTACCGCATCATTTAACTGTTGCCTAGTTTTACCAGCACCGAATGATCTGAAATAATCAGATGCAACAAACCTAGATTTCTTTGTTTGATACAAAGCTGTTAACATAGTATCAACAATCTGTTTTGCTGGACCATCTATATCGTCTAATGCAACATAATTAGCAAGTTCTCTACCAGCTATACCTGTATCACGTAGTTTCTTAAGTAAATCACCTACAACTAAATCAGCTGTTACAACAGTTTGAGCAGACCAAGTTTCAAATACTTCATCACCCATAGGTAAAACAGCTTTTTGTTTATCAAATAGGTCACTAAGATACTCCTCTGGAGACATGTCTACAGGTTCTCTACCGTTAGTTATCTTCTGAAACTCGGTTACAGCATCCCGCCAAACATCAGCTAAAGCTTTTCTATCACCTTTTACTGACTCTAGTTCAACTTTAAACTTTTCATCGCTCATTAAGCCTTTCAAAGTAGTCTCAACTATCTCATCCGTAGTACCACCATATCTAGCAATACGCTCTCTTTCGACAGCAGTAGTTACACCGCCAGTGGATCCATCTTCAGATCCCCAATCAGTTCTAGTTTTCTTTAATTGATCTCTAGCTTTCCCGGGCTCAACAGTAGATGTATGAGCACCTTGATGTCTACCAGCAACAGGTTTGTTTTTATCAGCTCTAAACTCAGTTTCTCCTCTACGAAGTTGTGCTAAAGCTTGAGTAGTTGTTTGATCTTCTATACTACCATTACGTTTTATAATTTGACTTTTAACACTTCTACTACCTTTACCTAGTAAGAAGCCTACACCATCAAATACAAGTCCGATACCCATACCTTCTACGATGTTTTTCATTTTCATCATAATAGGATGGTCAGTATCTCTAGTTGACAGTGGTGTATCCATCCAACCATAATGGTCACGCAAGCTACCTAAAGCATTATGACCATCTGACTCTTTAGAAACAAGGTCGGATAAACCACCTATAGCCATAGCTCTGGTGACATTACCCATATTCATAAGACCGGTAGCACCAGCTGCAAGTAAAGGAATACCTGTAGCAGCTAGTCCTTTAGCAGCTAAAACAGTACCCACAGCCATAGAGCCGAAATGAACTGTTCCTCGTAGTAATTTACCCCACCATGTTTTGGTTACTATAGGATCGTCGTAATCTACAAAAGGATCCCATTCTGGTCTATAAAAACCTTTCTCTTCTTTCTCTCGAGCCATTTCGCCAGAGAGAGCATCAGTGGTTCTTTCGGCAAAAGTTGTAACGGAAGATGCTGTATCTTGTAGACCCCCTTGGATTGCACTTCCTAATTCTCTTGCTACTCCACCGAGTCCCCAGTTTTCTGAGTTACGTGGATCATCTCTAACTTCGGTGAATTGTTTTCGCTCTTCTTCACCTCGTTCAGCACTTTCGTTTAACCTATCGTTAATCTCATTAAATGCTGCTCTATCTTCATCAGAGGGTAATCCCGTAGGGTCGTATTTTAATTCTTCTTCCATTATAATTCTGTGGTAACTCTATAGCGTAGAACATACGGTAATAGAAATTCTAGTCTGTTAAATAGAGGGATGTTATCACCATCCTCTCCTATCAATCTACTAAACTCCGCTTGGTCTGCATCACTAATGGTAGATAAGTTTAAGTAACTTGAATCTCCAGTAAATGCTAACTGACCATTGGCGTTCATCTTTATTTTAGTCATTAATAGTTTCAGTTGAAACTTGTCATCAAAGACTTCATTTCCTGTTATAAGTTTGTTATCAGATAAAAACTTTAATACTAAAGTTAAGTCAGATCCTTTCATACCGTAGATGCCAAACTCAGCATTTGGATTATCAGCGAGTAATTCTGCAATACTATCAACATCTTCAGTGCCCTCGCTTTCCTCTGAGAATATTGACATTGTACTTAAATCAATCTCTGTACTATAATCTCCATTTTCTTGTTTAAATGCACCGTAGCCGTCAAAATGTTCTAATGCTTCTGTTACATGTAATTTCGTAGTTTCTGTAGCCCACTGCTCGGCATTTAATGATGCAAATTCTAAAGCCTTAGTCATAGTTGGAAAATGAGTTAATAGTCTAGATTCTTGTATATTAGTCTCTGCTATTAATCTTAACCCATACATTGAAAACTTTGGATCTTTAGGATCAATCAGCTCTGTAGCTACAAGTCTTTCATACAATAAGTTTTCAGCAGTTAGATCTGGATATAATTTTGCTAACTGTCTATAGATAGCAGGCATCGGTCCACCGTTTAAAAAAGATTGTCTACCAATTAGAAGGTGAGGCATTTCTCCTTCATGAGCTGTATTAGTTGTTAACCAACCTTCGTTATCATTTGCTATCATGCCTTCATAAGTTTGACCTAATGCCTCGACATCTTTAATCTCATAGTTTGAATCAGCTAATGTTTGTAAGGCTGACTTAAACTTACCGGCTTGAATATCAGCAGTCACTGCCTCGAGAGCTAGCCTCTTAGCATCTTCTACATTCTCATACTTTCCTAAAAATCCCTGATAATACTCAAAGTATTTTCTATTGATAGCTGGTGTTATTGCAGCTATTGTTGAGACAATTAATCTATCGTTATCCGCAACTTTAGCACCTATACCAAAGTCCTCTTTATTATCAATTACAAAATTAGATATTTCTACTTGAAGTAATGCGTCAACAGTAGCAAACTCAGTAGACTCCATTCCTCCTCTCTGACCTCTCTCAAATATTTCTAGAGCTTGGCGGTATAACTCTGGATGAGATCCAGCATAAGGTATATACTCATTAAACTGCTCTTGGGTCATAAATTTGTTTTCTTTTAAATTAGCTTCATAGTTTTGTAGCTTATTTTGTAGTGTATCTATATTTAAAGTTTGAGTTTTAGCATCTAGTAAGTTATCAATAAACGAAATTAAGTTGTTACTTCTTGTTGTGTTTAAGTCTTGGAATGTTGTCATACCACTGCCATCCTTGTTTGGAAATGCCCACTCTGTAAAGACTGCATCTAGTACGTTTGATTGAAGTTCTCCAGAATCAATACCTCTTCTTAAAATTTCTCTTAATTCTTTATCAAGGGCTTCGTAAGCTTGCTCTTTATCACCCTCAAAATATTCTAGGTAATAGGCAAGTCTTTTTTGATACCATCCATTCTCTCCCCAAAACCCATCTATGACTTTTCCGTCTGAAGCTGAGTAGGACTCATTGCTAAGAATGTTAGTTCCTTGAGTATTAATAATTCCAATAGCTTCTTCGTAATTACCTCGAGAAAGTATAACCTTAGTAGCATCATCATCTTGTTGGAAAATCTGTGAATAGAACTTTTTTTCTTCTTCATCAAAAGCTGGTATTAACATATTG